AGATATAGCTCCGTCAAGCGCCGCAACATCGGCAAGCTTCATCTTTTCCAACATTATGATATCGTCCAGAATAGCGTAAATCATAGGATTTGCCCAAAGAAGCCAATCATCTTTCTTGTAGTAGAACATCTGTACGTTCTCTGGATCTAGAGGTATTTTCCTATCTCCGTTTTGAAGCCTTTTCTGAATGTCTAAAGGTAATGTTTTAAATATTGTATTTGGACTGTTATCAGTTTTGACTAAGGCTTCATAGCTATTCTTTGACAAGTTTAGTACGAACTCAGGCTTTCCAATCATCTGAGGACCGCTGTTTTTTATATCTACAGCAAGGGGATTTAGGAAATCGTAAGACCAAGGAATTTCTCGTTTATTTACTTTTAAAGTTTCTATTTTAACATCGGCAGCTAACGAGTTTCTTAGATTTTTTTCTTGCTGCCTATTAATTTTTGCTGTGTGTCTACGAACAACCACATTTCCACATCTATATAGATAGTTCAAAAAACGTTCCGATCTATCTACGCCACCAACCTCTTGCCACCACTTTCTGTAAAACTTTTCAATAGTTTTATTTGGATGAACTAAAACAAGACCCTGAGAAGAGAAATCACTCATTAAATCAATAACATTTCTAATGATACCGACTCTGTCATAAGCTTGCATACATTGCTTTATTATTCTTTTTTGCTTATTAGATACAGATTCTCCGGGCCTAAATGCATCGTAATCAGATCTAACAAAAGAAGTTCTAACCGAACGATTAGGCTCTACATCTATGAAGCTAGTTCTTCTTCCGTATCCTACAGATTTTTGAACTCCGTCATAAGCATTAACATTATCGGAGGTTTGGTCATANGCCTCTTGTTTTTGCGAATCATTACCCCATGTGCGGTAAAGTGATGAATCTTCAGTCATTTGCATTAATCTCCAGACAATAGTATTGTTAATATGATTGATATTAAATTATACACAAATTAATAGATATCCTGCACTTTATCCGAAAACCAAGATGGCCCATAGTACATTTTTTCATTATCGTACTTTGCTGAGTTGTCCTGTTGAGCGAAACCTCCAATGGCCCCATATTCTATAACATCTTTTTCTACAGAAAGAATTCTAGCTGACATGTTAGCCATGATCAAAGAAGAATACCTATCTTTTCTTAATCTATTCTTTTTTCCTGCCGCGACCTTGACTTCTGGGGTGTCCCACCTTTCACGGCCAGTTGATGTCTGGGTCATTATAATCATAGATAATTCATCTTTAAGCTCTTCTATCTCCATAACGCAATCTTCAAGGGTGTCATACTTTCTATTGGCGATTTTATCGTCTTCGATAGAAAGACCAATACTAACGGAATCGAAATATGGAAACAAAACAATCCTATCTTCAAAATCTTTTCTAAGTCCATGATTTGCTTCTGCTAACCATGTAGCTTTTGCAAACTGACAAACCTGCAATATATGTAAACCGGCTTTATGATCCGTCTCTTTCTCTTTCTCTTCTATCGTAGGATATATAGCAACCTCACCCTCTCTTATCTTGTCCCTGTCTTGAAGAGCTTCCATTATAGCTATACCACCGCCCTGAGCGTCTAGCGCTATTTCGGCACACGGAAACACTTTCATAAGATCCCGAATCTTTTTAGCGCAGTAAGAATAAAAATCATCTTCGTCAACCATTCTTGACCTAAGTTTATCTTTATGCTGTTTCCTATTGGTTGTCCAGCAGTGAACTACTCTTCTGTGGTCTTCATTTATTTCTATAACAACTATACTGAAGTTGTCAACCTCAGAAGCTGGGTCAACACCGAAGACATATTTCTTCTTAGGATTACCCTTTAACATTGAATCGAAATAAACTTCACCAGAAGGAAAACTTACGGGTTTCGAGGGCGATGTGCAACACGACTCGATAAGACTTCTTTTAAAGAAACCTTGGCTATCCGTAGTAAAACATGCGCCATACTCCATATTAAATATACCAGAGTGGATAGTAGCTTTAGCTCTTGCTACTTGTCCCGAATCCATAAATCCATCAGGAAGGTTCTGGACAGGCATCCTGATTACTGAATATTCGGTCCAGTCAAAATCTTCAGGAACGTCGCCACCAAAAACATCTTCTAATGCAGACTCTCTACCTCCGCTATTTACTATAGCTCTATATCTTTTCCAGTAATCTGCAAAGTGGTTAAAGTCATAGTAAGCAGTACCCGATAGTATTATTTGGTTTGATTTGTCTTGAGTGCTATCTGAAGTATCTTCTATTCCTATATCTAGTTCCTTGGCTTTTTTTCTTTTGGCTTTATTTTTTACCTTTTCTGCTGGAGAAGAAGCTACAGCAGCGAAACCGGCTACAACGTTTTCAAAAATATCTCTAGGTATAGATGCAAACTCGTCCGCTATGATATCATTAGCTCTTTGACCCCTGATTTTACTTCCGTCGCCAAGAGGTAGGCAAGTTACCGTGCTTTGGTTTATATGCATAACACAACGGTCTACATCTCTTCTTGGACCGCTATTAGATCCACATAGATCCCTAAGAACAGGAGCGTTTTTCCATATCGTATCCATATATTCAAACAATACTTTAGACTGACGGAAAGCGGCGCCAACAACAATAATTTTTCTTCCCGGCATAAATAATCCGCGAAGAAGCGGATATACAGAAAGTATGAAAGACTTACCCATACCTCTAGTGCCTATAAGCATTGGAAACTTCCTATTCCACATCTCATAAAGAAGAAGCGACTGAAATGGTAATAGTTCTATATTTAGAATATATTTACAGGCGAAAGAGAAATACTCCGGTCTCATCATTAACCAAGCTATTCTTTCCAAAAGCTGATCTTTGTCCGCGCCCTCTGTTATAAAGTCCATAGGATTAAATAGTAGTTTTTCATCTACATCTATTCCTAGCCAAGCGTCGTCTAGTTTTTGTTTATCACTTATCATCTAATATACCATCCACAAATCCAAATTGTACAGCTTCGTGTGAGTTAAGATACCAGTCTCCATCTTTCATCCTTCTTTTTATGTAAGATTTTGTCTTAGACAAATTATAACCCCTCTCTTGAAAGAATTTTCCATTTACGCACTTTGAAGCAAATGTATTTAGCATAAGTTCTAAGTTATACTTATCAAGCTCCGCCCAATTCTGTGAGCTTTGATAATCTCCGCTACAGTCTGTTGAGCCAAAGTGAGCCATAAAATGGGAACTTGGAGACATAAGCCTGTTGTCAGCCGCCTGCAATATTATGCCACTCATTGACTCGGCCTGCCCGTAAACCACAATAGTGACGTAAGATTTACATGATGCTATAGCGTCGTATATGGAGGTTCCAGCGCCCCAAGAGCCGCCAATGCTCTGCATGTTTATTCTTATCTCGTCATTGTTGAATGAGTCCAGATGTCTTATGTTTTTTACAAAGTTTATAGCCATCCTGTAATCAACTCCGGGATCTTCGTCTCCGTTATCTTTTGCTGGATGTAAATAAATCTCCCTATTTTTAACATCAATTCCATAATTGTGGATTTCTCCGATAGTGTCTCGTATGTTTGACATTACTGCTCCTTGTGGAATGATTCATTCAACCTTTTAAAAATACTATTACACATCATAAATGCATTATGCTTGTTATCGCAAAACATCACATTCACATCGTAATGTATAGATATCTCCATAAGCGCTTTTAATAAGTATCTTCCAGTTATCTTGGTTTGTTTTACAACTTGAAACCTTTTGAAGTTAGGAAGCTGTATTTCTCCAGCCTTATATCTTTTGTATATATCTTTATCTTCTTCTGTCTTTAGTAAACTATTAGGATAGTCTATTAAGTCCGAAGCAGAAAACTCCAGTAACACATACCGAAAATGAAAATCTCTCATTCTATCCATTTCTTTATAGAAGGCGGTTTTCTTCTTTCCTAGATTCATAGCAATTTCAGACACCGAGGCTTTTCTCTCTATGCAAACGACATCCTCAAAACCCTCAAGAGTATAATCTCCGGTATTAAGAGTTCCAACTTCCATGCCAGAACACTTATCATAAGGAGAGAAGAACCAGCCGTCTTGCTCTCTTGTGTCTTTAATTACTTTATATTTAGGTATCATTGCTTGTATTTTATAATTCCTTTAGCTTCATCCCAAGTTGGCTTAACTCTGCCGACAGCTTTGTAAACCTGATTAAAAGTAGAGCCTGTGCAGTTTTCAAAAATAGCCGGTTTACCGGGATTTTCGTTTATAGTATTTATAATAAAGCTAGCGTCGTTTGAGGATTTAGGCGAGCTTTCAACCAGAAATATCTCATCTGAAAAATTCTTAACTTTTGGAGAAGCTGGTAATTCTGGGCTAGTTTTAGGTTTTTCTTCTTTGTTGAACATTAACTTTTCTTTCTATTAATAAGTTGTGAAAAATATGAAACATAGTGAGATTCCTTTCCCGTTACAGACTTATGACAACTGCTACATAAGGTTATGCCGTTATCAACGTCGTACCTAAGAGAAGCNGCGGAAGACCATTTCATTATATGATGAACGTTCAATCTGGCTCGCTTCCCCTTCTTTTTACACATTTGGCAAGTATATTTGTCTCTTTTTAAGACTTTTAGCCTAAACTCTTTGTAAATCGGGTCGTTGTAGTCTCGCCGTTTCGACATCACTATCTACCATTCTTTCTACCAATTGTTCAAATGAAATATGAGGTTCCCAACCCAACACGCGCTTCGCTTTTGCNGGTATGCCNAGNAAATAGTCTACTTCTGCTGGACGGTAAAATTCTGGATCAATAACCACAAGATGTTGCCAGTCGTCAATTCCTACATNCTTGAAGGCTATGTCTAGGAACTGTCTGACGGAATAAGTCTCGCCCGTAGCCACAACATAATCGTTTGGCGTTTCGTGCTGCACCATTTCCCACATGCCCCGCACATAGTCCTCTGCATGGCCCCAATCTCTTTTTGCGTCTAGATTACCGAGTCGCAATGCAGGAAACTCTTTATTCATACCAGAAGCCACGAATTCGCCAATCCACTTGGTAATCTTACGAGTTACAAACTTCTCGCCTCGTCTTTCGCTTTCATGGTTGAATAAAATCCCACTACAAGCAAAAATCCCATAACTGTCTCGATAATTACGCACAAGATGATGGGCCGCTAGTTTTGCAATAGCGTATGGACTCTGCGGCATGAAAGGTGTCTTTTCATCCTGATATTTAATCATCTCTGCAAATCCTTCTCGCAGATTATAATTCTTACCAAACATTTCGCTAGAACTGGCCTGATAAAACTTAATGTCGTCTTTTCTGCCCGAATACCTTATCGCTTCTAGGATGTTTAGAACTCCACCAGCAGTAACGTCCCAAGTCAGGCTTGGCTGTTTAAAGCTCGTTCCGACGTGCGATTGAGCAGCAAGATTGTAAATCTCGTCAGGCTCTTCTTCTTTGATTACATTGCTAACACTAAAAGCGTCCGTAATATCGCCTTCGACGATCTTAATTTTGGGCAGAATGTGATTAATTCGATTTAATGTCGGTACGCTAACTCTTCTCGTTATACCAACTACTTCGTACCCCTTCTTTAGTAGGAGTTCTGCGAGATAACTTCCGTCTTGTCCCGTGATTCCAAAAATAATTGCTCTCATTCTTCTTCCTTTAGTGTTTCTGGGGTTAGAAACGGCTGGTCCACTATACCGTCCTCGTATTGTACATAATCAGAAAGTCGTTCTTTCTCTAGTTCCATAGCTAATCTCATTTTTTCCATTTCCACTCCCACATCACTTCGATACTGAGGGTCTGTGGCTAATTTCTTCACAAGTGACGCGAATGTTAGCTTTGAGTCTTCGATAGCTTTGACGCGCTGCTCTCTTGTGCCTTTTAGATCCTTCAGCATCGTCGCCTTGCGCGCCTGAAGATCTTTGTAGTCTTTACTAAGGGTCTCTTGAGAAGCTCGCAGGATCGCAATCTGGCGCTCTATATTCATAATCAGATCAACATCGCGCTGGTCTTTGTCTCGCGCCTTTTCGTTCTGTACGATTCTTTCGTTTGCAATAATACTCTGCTGGTTTTCGTGCTGTGCCTTTAGAATCCTATTCATTAAGAGTTCTAGTTTGATTGTGTCAATTATCTGCATTTCTTCCGTGTGAAACACATCGTCTTTGAATTGGCTCCACATCTTTTTGAAGTGGAACTGGAACATCTCCAACTCTTCTGGCGTGAATTGGTTTGAAAGCTCTTTGAAGTAAGGTTTCTCTTTTAATTCGTTAGCGACAGCCACCTCTTTCTTTTGCTTAGGAGAAAAGCCTACTTTCTTTTTGATCCAATCACTAATAGAGCCGGGGTCGCGATTTAATTCTTTTGCGATGGCTTCAGGAGAAAGAACCTCGCAATTTTGCTCGATATAAGACATTTCTTCAAACGAGAATCTGCCCCTCTTAAATTCACTCATCGTATTCGCCCTCTTCTATAATTTCTTGTATAAAAGCCACAACTTTGGCCTTTCTACTTTTAGGTAGAGTAGCATTATTCTTTAATTTAAGATAATCACCACGCATCCCGGAAGGCAACTCTTCATCTATTCTTTCAAGCACCTCAGAAAGCTCCGCATCTTCACTTATAGTGTCACCAGTGGCGATATGGTAAAGCTCATGAATATCCAAAGGTTCTAAGATATCTTTTTTAGACTTTTGTATCTTCTCAGCCGCCCCGTGTTCTAATCTATAGTAATTATCACGTTTAAAAGTTTTTAGCCTATTGTTAATA